TTGGTCGTTTTCAACCCGTCCACCAAGGTCATGTCCACGCTCTGGGCATTGCCGCTTCCCAAGTAGACACGCTCTACATCTTCGTTGGTTCCGCTAACCAATGTCGCTCAATCCGTAACCCTTGGACTTTCCAAGAGCGTTCACAAATGTTGCGCACGAAGCTACACAATGCTCGTGTGACCAACTTCAAAATTGTCCCATTAAACGATTATCGCTATTCAAACACCCAATGGATGTCTGACGTTCGTGCCACAGTAGAACACTATGGTATGGTCAATCCAACCCTGTTCGGTCACATGAAAGAGGGTAACGACTATCTCACATGGTTCCCTGACTGGAAATTCAAAAGCATTGAAGCTCAGTACAAAATTGATGCATCGTCAACTCGCAAGCGTATGTTTGAGACTGATGACCCAGAAATGCCAGAAACTGTTCGTGCTGACTATGCGTTCTATCAGAAAGAGAATAAGACCTTTGCCAACTACCCATTCCCCGAAACACTCAACTTCAACTGTAGCGATGCCATCCTCGAGTGCCAAGGACACGTTCTTCTTATCCAACGGAAGTATGCGCCTGGGGCAGGAGCTTGGGCTCTTCCTGGCGGTTTCCGGAACAGGAACGAATCCTTTTTGGACTGCGCAATTAGAGAGTTACAAGAAGAAACAAACGTAAGAGTCCCTGAAAAGGTTCTCCGTGGTTCTATCGTGAAGTCTGAATTGTTCGATGACCCAAGTCGTTCATTCGGTATTCCACGCAATACGCTGGCTGTGTACATGCGTATCAACCCAAACCCTGATGGTTCGCTTCCACGAGCCAACGGTGCCGATGATGCTGCTTTGTGTAAGTGGGTGCCACTCACTGATGCTCTCAATAACATTGAGATGTATGATGACCACAAAGACATCTTGTCGAAAGTCACTGGTGTAAACCCTATGCCTGCTTTCGTAAAATCGCTTGACTTTAATTAAGAAGTCAGGTATAATTAACTGTAAACTAAAGTAAGGAGCTTACTATGAAATTCGCTAAAAACATCCTCTTGAACACTGACAGCTACAAAACTTCAATGTTCAAACAATATCCCGCTGGTACAACTGGCGTGTATTCGTATATTGAATCACGTGGTGGCGTCTACGACGAAACTGTGTTCTTCGGTCTTCAAGCGTTCATTAAGGAATACCTCTGTGCCCCAATCACCCAAGCCGATATTGATCTTGCAGATGAGATTCTCACAGCCCACGGCGAGCCGTTTAATCGTGAGGGCTGGCAATACATCCTTGATAAGCACCAAGGCTTCATGCCTGTGGTCATTCGTGCTGTACCTGAAGGCACTGTGGTGCCTGTCAAAAATGTACTGGCGACTATCGAAAACACAGACCCAGAATGTTTCTGGTTAACAACTTATCTTGAAACTGCTTTGCTTCGCGCAGTCTGGTATCCTACCACTGTAGCAACTCAAAGTAAGTCCATCAAGAACTTGATCGCGGATTATCTGAATCGCACTGGAGACATCAATGGACTCAGTTTTAAACTTCATGACTTTGGTGCTCGTGGGGTTTCTAGCCTCGAATCTGCTGGAATCGGAGGAGCAGCCCACTTGGTTAACTTCATGGGCACCGATACTCTTAGTGGTATTATGTTTGCTCGTGAATATTATTCAGCTGGAGTCGCTGGTTTCTCCATCCCTGCCGCAGAGCACTCAACAATCACCTCTTGGGGACGTACCAACGAAGTCGACGCCTACCGAAACATGTTGCGTCAATTCGGACGAGAAGGCTCCATCCTCGCAGTGGTAAGTGACTCATATGACGTATTCAACGCAGCCGCAAAACTCTGGGGTGAAGAACTCAAGGATGAGGTTATCTCCTCTGGTGCGACAGTGGTTATCCGACCCGACTCTGGTGATCCTGTTGAAGTTAACCGTAAATTGATTGAAATCTTAGGAGCAAAGTTTGGATACACTACAAACGCAAAAGGATTCAAAGTCCTCAATAACGTGCGCCTCATCCAAGGGGACGGTGTCAATGAGTTATCCATCCGCAGTATCCTTGGGGCATTCATGGCAATGGGATGGAGCGCAGATAATATTGCATTCGGTATGGGCGGTGCCTTGCTCCAACAAGTTGACCGAGACACACAGCGATTCGCAATGAAGTGTTCAGCTGCCAAGATCAATGGTATGTGGGTCAACGTTCAGAAAGATCCTATCACTGACGCTGGTAAGAAGTCTAAGGCTGGTCGAGTGACCCTTTGGACTAACTCAGGCGGTGAGTTCGTTTCTGGCGTAACTCCTCCAACTGGATGGTCTGACAAAGGTATCGGTGGTTGGACTGATGCTTTGGTGCCAGTCTACTGGAGTGGTAACTTGATGAAAGATTACACTTTCGAGGAAGTTCGAGCCAACTCCAATAAGTAAACTTTAGGTTTAGAAAATACCCCTTGACTTTAATTAAGTCTTGGGGTATAATCATTATATGAAGACGATAAACGAAATCAACTTAGAACTGCAAGAAGCTACACAAGCTGAACGTCAGGCTCAACTTGACGCTGAGTATGATGAATTTGTAGAATGGGTGTATTATTGTTTGGCGTGTGAACAATTAGATAAAGAATGGATATACAATGAATTCGGTTGAAACTGAGATTATGGACATTGCGCAAGAAGAATGTGCAGAAGTGATTCAAGCAATTAGTAAGGTACGACGTTTCGGTTTTGAATCTGTACATAATGGTAAGGATAACCGTGAACACCTTGAAGAAGAAATCGGTGACTTGGTTTGTATGTTTGACTTGATGCGAGAGAAGGGTTTGATCCGTTGGGAAAACGTGATTGAAGCCTCTGAAAAGAAACGTGAAAAGTTGAGAACTTGGAGCAATATATTATGATACGCTGGATTGAAAATGTAAGCAAGGATGACGTGAAGAATGGCCATCACTACGATGTTGGACCAAACGCAATGCTAATTCGTATTCAGGATCCTGCTACAGAGTTTGGTAAAGTCAAGCAACAGTTCAAAGAAACCTATTGTTTCGAGTTCTTGGATGCTGAAGATACCGATGGGTTTCCAGACGAGTGTAAGATTAGCGATGACCAAGCTATCCAACTGACAATGTTGTTGCAACGTGCCTTGGATAAGTCTATGAACGTAGTTGTTCACTGTCACGCTGGTATCTGTCGTTCTGGCGCTGTGGTTGAAGTGGCTAGTATGATGGGCTTCACTCCCACCGAGCGTTTACGCATTCCTAACATGCGAGTGAAGCACCGTATGATGAAAGCGTTGGGTTGGACATACGATGCTGAAGAAAAGACTACACCTGTAAATGGCGCAGTCTCTACTGGTGGAATTATTGTACCGCAAGGAGATTGGTCATGAAAGTTGAAGATCTAAAAATTGCATTGCAGTATGCTAAGGCTGACGACGAAGTTACCATCGCAGTCAAACTACCTTATGCAACTGTTGGCTCAATTCCCATGGTTGCTGTTAAGAATGCTACGACTGGTTTTGATTGGGAGAATGGCAAGTTTATCATTCGTGCTGTTGAAGAACTGGCGTATGCTGATCGTGACTTTGATACCCAATTCAAAGAACTTCAAACAAAGTATGGTTGGCTTGATTATGAAAACCGTAATTTGAAAGCTGAAATCAAGAAACTCAAAGGTATGATAAAATGATTGAGATTGAAAACCTAACACCAGAGCAAATGGAGATGCTAGATATCATGTGGTCGTTGCCATCCTACGACGAGTACCAAGCATATTTGGACTCACTATCACCAAGCGATCGCCGTATGGCTGACTCTCTTGCACAGATGGTTATCCTTGCCGAGATGGATAATCTGGTTGGCGAATGCTACGAAGCTAAAGAAGTCTTGAAAAGATTCGCTTTACTTTAATTAGGTTTCAGGGTATAATATACTCATATGTTTTTGTTTTTTGAAAGATCTTTGTAATGTCTTATTTTATTCGTAATTCCAACACGTACCGTATTGCTTCAGAGGAATCTCTGGACATCCAAGCGCACCTGCCTGTTGGCAACTACACCGTGAAGTTCAATGATATGGGTGGCTTCTTCTTTTTGGAGATGGTTGACTCATTCACTCCGTTGTCTAAGTTGTACGGTGATACAACTAAAAACTCAAATCGCATTTTGCGTACATACTTGGATCGTACAGTTTCAACAGGCGTGATGTTGACTGGCGAAAAGGGTTCAGGTAAGTCTCTGTTGGCTAAGACTTTGTCTATTGATGCCGCAGCTATGGATATCCCAACCATCATTATCAACCATGCATGGACTGGTGACGTCTTTAATAAGTTCTTGCAGGATATCGAACAACCTTGCGTTATCTTGTTTGATGAGTTTGAGAAGGTTTATGATAACGACGACCAAGAAAAAGCCCTGACCTTGTTGGATGGCGTGTTCCCTTCTCGTAAGTTGTTTGTCATTACTTGTAACGACAAGTGGCGTGTCAACGAACACATGCGTAACCGTCCTGGTCGCATCTACTACATGCTGGACTTCAAAGGTCTCGATCCAGTATTCATCGAGGAATATTGCCAAGATGTTCTAATCAACCAAACTTATACTTCAAAGATCGTAGAAATCTCTGCGTTGTTTGAGCAGTTTAACTTTGATATGTTGAAGGCACTCGTTGAAGAAATGAATCGTTACGGTGAATCCCCACAAGATGCGTTGAAGATGTTGAACGCAAAGCCTGAGTTCAATAACAACGGCAAGTTTGAGGTTCAACTGGTTGTTAATGGTGAGCCAGTCAAAGAGCCTAGTGTCCGCACTGAATGGACTGGTAACCCATTGTCTGGTACACTTAAGTTCGACTTCTACTCTAAGGTTGACTATGGCTTTGGTGAATCTACTGAAGACTATGCTTTGGGTGCTGTTCGTTCAGCTGATGATGATGGTGAGTTCTGGAATGAAATTTACTTCAATCCAAACCATATTGTAAAGGTTGATGCACCAGCTGGTAAGTTCACTTATCAAAAGGGTAACACCTTTGTTGTCTTGACTCGTAAGAAAGAGTCTGGTTACAACTACTTGGCAGTCTAAGGAGATAGATATGGACTTAGCATTATTGGTTTATGGTATCTCGGTATTGCATGGCATTGGTATGTTTTTCGTGACAATCATTATGTTATGTGGTGCAGTTGTTCTTGGAAACTTCATTTATTGGATTGATTCATACAGCCCATCAGAGGAAAAAGTCTCTGGTATACGTAAGCGACTTTGGAAAGCATTCTGGGTTGCAGTTGCATCAGCGTGGTTCTTGATTCTGTTACCAACAGAGAAAACAGCATACACTATGGTTGGCGCTTATGCGGCTCAAAAGGTTGCCGAGAACGACAAGGTTCAACAAATGTCTGGTAAGGTTCTAACTATCATTGAACAAAAGCTAGATGCTTACATCGATGAGGGTATTAAAGAAGCTGAAGATAAGGTGAAGAAGGAAAAGAAATAATGCAAATGATTCATACATCTACTGGTAAATCTAAGAAGCGCAAGCCAACCGCTAAACAGCGTGAGTTGGATGCTTCTTGGGTTAAACTCTTAAAGAAGTACGAAACTAAACCAGTTTCTCGAAATGTGACACCAGTGACTCAAGTCAAACCTTACATTCGAGAAACGCAAAAGATTGCTAGTTTACCATTTTCGGGCGGAGCCTGTCCAAAGAAGGCTACACCTGTCTATACTGGTTCCGCAATCAAGGGTATTGGTACGATGCATAAGTCGAATGCAGTTCCAATATTCTCTGATGAGCAAGCTATTGAAATCGCAACCATGCGTAGAGGCTGATGCACTGCTTATTGTTTAATGTTATTGATCCTGATAAATTCCATTCAGCTAGAACTGCTGGCGTTTATAGGATCGCTCACATTCTACGGCAGAGTGGGTGGGATGTCGAGGTAATCGACTTCGCTATGAGTTGGTCTTTACCTGAACTACAAACTCTTTGTCGTAATCGGGTGAAGCCAAATACAAAATTCTTTGGTTTCAGTCACATGTTCAGCACTTGGTCTGATACTCTGGAGAACTTCATTGTTTGGTCTAGAGTTACATACCCTGAACTGAAGTACATAAGTGGCAGCTCAGTCAATCCTATGTTCAAATCTAAACAGATTGATTATTATGTACAGGGTTACGGTGAGACTGCAATATTGTCTTTGTTGAAGTATCTATTCAGCAACGGTGAACGCCCAAGGTTTTGGTTGAATCATGGTAAGCGTATCATCAATGCTATTGCAGACTATCCTGCATATCCAATGAGAGAGTTAGATATTGAATATGAACGTAGAGACTTCATCGAACCGTATGAGTGGTTGAGTGTTGAGTTTTCCCGTGGTTGTATGTTTTCTTGCGATTTCTGCAACTTTCCTTTGATTGGATTGAAGGGTGACATGACTAGGTCGGCAGATAATTTTGACTTGGAAATGAAAAGGAACTATGATACGTGGGGTGTGAGTAATTATATCACCGTTGATGAAACGTTCAATGATCGAACTGAAAAGATTCAGAAGTTTGCGGATGTAGTTGAGAAGCTGAAGTTTGACACGTTCTTTACTGGGTTTGTTCGTGCAGATCTTATGATCTCTCGAAAGGGTGAAGTTGAAGACTTAGCGAGAATGAACTTCCGTGGACATTATTATGGAATTGAAAGTTTCAATCATGCTAGTGCCAAATCAGTTGGTAAAGGTATGAATCCTGAACGTGTCAAACAAGGGTTGATTGATATTAGAAAATACTTTGAAAGCACTGGTCATTATCGTGGTACAATTAGTCTTATCGTTGGTCTACCTCATGAGACTGAAGATACTCTAACACAGACACGTGATTGGTTACTTGAGAATTGGAAGAGTCAGTCAATGTTGGCTTGGGTTTTATCTATTCCTAAAAGTGAATTAGAAATAAAATCTAAGTTCTCGGATTATACCAAATATGGTTATACTGAAATGACTGACCCGTATGTTAAGCTGATCAATAACAATGTCAACACTGATGTTCATAGCGACCAAGTTCTTTGGAAGAATGATCACATGAATGTTTTTGAAGCTGAAAGTATTTTACTGAAACTGTTTCATAATAAAGAGTTTTACACAGCGCTTGATCTACGTGCTGATAATTATGATCTTGGTACAGTATTTTATGGAAATAAAGATATCGACTCTAGATTAAAGTTACCATGTGCCAGAACTATGATTGATGACCCTGTAAAGGGTTATATGTTCGAGGTTGTTAGAGATAACATCATTGAGACTTACAAACAAAGGAAATTATCATTATGATAGCCACTAAATTACATATTGAAGAAATACCAGTACCAAAAGGTACAATTATGGTAACTCTTGAAAAGAACTTTGGACCACACGTATCAAAGAACCAACTATTTCTGGACAAGCAGGAGTTCTTGGTGTTTTTTAAACCTCTTGTAGATTATTATGATGGAGTGAAGAATGACAGAAGTTAAACAACCGCTGGGTACTGACCCAGAATTTCAAACTTGGCTTAAAGGATTGCTATTCGATGACATCACGACAGATTTGTGCGTTACTTTCACCAAGAAAGACGGAACCGAGCGACAGATGTATTGCACCCTCGCAGAATCCCGCATCCCAGCAGACAAATACCCAAAGTCAGGGGTGGCGGAAACAACAAATAGCCCGTCTAGTGGATCCGCAGTTCGTGTCTTTGACACCGTTACCCAAGAGTGGAGAAGCTTCCGTTGGGACTCAATCAAAAACGTAGCATTTAGCATTGGAGAAAAAAGTGAATAAAACATATTGGTATATTTTGGGTGTGATCATCTTTGTAGTCGCTGTTATCGTTGGTGCACCTATCGCATTGATCTGGGCATTGAACACACTGTTTCCAATTTTGAACATCCCGTTCACTCTGGAAACTTGGTTGGCTGCGTTTATTATTCCAGCTGCGTTTAAATCTGAAATTTCATTTAAGGCTAAAAAGTAATGAGTATGTTTTCTACAGAAGAAGATCGTAAGAAGTTCATGGGCGCCATCCAAGAGATGAGCAATTCAATGCTTCGTATGGAAGCTGAACGTGATTTGATTCGCGAAATCGTTAAGGAAAAGTCAGACGAGTTCAAGATTAATAAGAAAATCATTAATAAGATTGCAAAAACTTATCACAAGCAGAACCGTACACAGGTAGAGGCTGAGCACGAGGAATTCCTCGAGTTATACGACGAAGCCACCTCTAAAAAATAACTTTACTTTAATTCAGTCTTAGGGTATAATTACTGTATAAACTGGAGGATTATTCCTATGGCTACTGCAGCTAAAAGACAACAATTAATTGAAAAAGCCGAGCGCATTTCGAAAGGTGTAGAGGTTACTCTCACCCAAGAGAACTATAAATCTGACCTTCTTCGTGCGCTCAACTACTACAACACCAACCACGACGATAAAGATAAGAAGAAGTGGTTCATTAGCCACTATGCAAAGATCGACAAGAAAGTCGCCGTTGAACTGTTGAAGGTTGACGAATACCAATTCCGATACGCTGGTATCTTGGCTCGCCTTCAAGACGGTGGCTCAGAACTTCAAGAGAAAGAACTAACGTTCTTCAATGAACGTGTTACATTCTTGAAAGAGCAAGTGGGCGTTCGTCAAAAGTCAGAAGATAAAGCTGATAAGAAAGCTGCAGCAACTGCAGCGTTGGTTGCTGCCCAACCTTCTATCCAACAACGAATGGATGAAAAAGCCCATGAACTTGCTGGTGAGATCGAGGGTGCTATTGATGAGTTTGTCACCTCTAAAAAGACTGACTTCTCAGCTAAGAATTATCTT